CCCAAGTATTGAAGGCGACCTGCGTGTCCTTAAGGTGGTCGGCCCGACTCTTCAGCTTCTCCTTGCGGACCTTGATCTCTTTGCGTTCGATTTGGGCCAGTGACTTGCGAGCCTTCTCCTGATTCACATCCTTGATGGCCAGACCACACTTGGGGCTGCATACAGCCTGACCCAGGCGCTGCGGTGGGAAGCTGATGCCGCACGCGGGGTTCTTGCACTTTTTCGGGCGGGGAGGTTTTGGAGTGATGCTCATGCGTAACTCCCCAACTGATCGGCGGCAGACAGTGCGTCAGCTTCATCCTCAAAGTGTGCAGACAGAACCAACCGCCAGCAGGCGTTGAAGACGTCGCGGTAAAGTGGCTCGAAAGCAGTGTCATCCATGCTTGCCCAGCTGATCGACTTGGCCTCTTTGCGAATTCCTTCTGGCGTGTGCACCAGGTGGAAGTGGCCAGCCTCAATCGTCACCCACTCACGGAAGGCTTCGCGGCTCTTGTCCACGGCCGGGAAGCGTTCGGCGCGAGTCAACTCAAGTCCAGAGACGTACGCCGCGACAGCGTCCGACAGCTGCCCCGGCTTGCCGCTCTGCGCCTCGAAGAACTTGGCCAAGCCCTGAATGCCGCGCATCTCCTGGCGTGGAATCAGGCCCCCGACCGGCTCCCAGTACTCCCAGGCCAAGTCGAGCATCGAGAAGAACTTGCCGTGGAATTTGCCGTTGCGCATACGCGTGAACTTGCCGTGAATGATTTGGCCCGCCTTCCACTTCTGGACTGTTTCACGGTCAGCTTCGGTGGCGGGCACCAGGCCCTGGGCGGTACGAATAAGTGCGAGCTCAGCCATGGGATGCCTCCTTACGTTGCGCGACAGCGATGGCTACGCGGAACTTGCGCTTACGCAGGTATGTGTCGACCCGATCTGCCTGAGCCTTCTTGAGTCGTTCGCGCTTCAGCCGCGCCTTTGCCGCATCAACGATACGGCGCACTTCGGCGAGCTTCTCGCATAGGTGCGATGACGGCTCTGCGGTGGAACCTGTGATAAGCCCGGCAATGGCCTGGCCATCCGTGGTGATGGGTGGAATGCGAAGGTCAGCCAAGTACTGGGTACCGGCCTGCTGGGTGATCAGTTGCATACGCACAGCCGATTCAATCGCTGTAACCCGGCGCCCCGGATCGAGGCCGAGGGAAACGCTCCAAGTGGTCGGATTGGCTTCAGCCCGGGCAGCAGACACCAGACGCTCGTAGGCACTGTTGAATGCCATTCGAGCACCAACCACATCACGACGACTCAAGATCGGCTGCGCAGCGACCATCGCTTGGCGTATCTCGGCGGTCATCACGACTGTTTCGGATTCGTCGCCGGCGCTCAGCGCAATAGACCACGCCTCGTCTTTACCCGGACGGCCATCGGCTGCTTGGACACGTTGCAGAATGTCGGCCATGGATAGACGGCCTTTCACCTCCAGCCGGCAGGCCTTAAGGGCGGCGCGGACAACCGGCACCGAATAGACGCACATATCCTCAGCCATCATCGCCGCAGTGCCTGGGTTCATTTCCTGACCCATGGCCTCGGCCGTGGCGATGATTGCGGAGGCAAGCCCGGCGACTTGGGCGTCGTTCATTTCAGAGGTATTCATTGCGCTCTCCCGCCTGGCGCTTGGCCAGGACCATTTGCGCGGCCTGCTCTGCTGCTGAGTGGTTCGCCTCGGTACGCTCCATCTGGCGGGCGGTTGTCCCGTTGATGCGCTGACCGGTGACCCACTGGGTGTGATAGCTCTCTGCGTTGGCCAGCAGCTCGTTGAGGCTGTGGCACTTGCGCAGCACGCTCGCGTCGCTGGTTTTCAGGAAGTGGGCGGCAACATGATGTGCGACATCAGCGCCCAGGCGGCTGACAAGCTGACCGAGCTGACCACCGACCTTGGCGTTCCACACCGGCCAGGCGCCGTAGCGCTTGCGGTAAGCCATGGCGTAATTCGCCCAGGTCTTGAACGTCTTGCAGGTCTGGTCTTTGGGTCCCGGCATGTCGCTGGGAATTTCAACCCGCGGCGTCTCGGTTCGATCAACGACCAGCACCAAGCCGCGGGACTGGGCCGGCTTGCCGGTACCGTCCTGCAAATCCTGATTACTGGTTACCTGATTGGTACCCTGATTATTGGTACCCTGATTTGTCGGAGATTTTTCCGACCCTGCATCGGATTTTTTTCCGACCTTGCTCGGAGATTTATCCGAGGTAGATCGGATTTTTCTCCGACCATCAAGCGCATCAGAGGTCGGATATTTTTCCGACCCGTCCAGTTTGCGGTTCCACTCTTTCGCCTTCTCAGTCAGGCGAATCAGGGTGATGCTCGACGTGCTGGAAAGCTCGATCAGACCGGCATCACGCAAGGCTTTCAGTAGGCGGTAAGCGGTGTCCGGTTTGTCGGTGAGTAGCGGCAGTTCTTCGACGATCTTGCTCTTGCTCAGAGCGAAGTAAATTCCGGTGTCCGTCTTGATTGGATTGGCCCAGCTCGGGCTCTCGTAGACGAAGGCGAACAGCAGGGCTTGCTGAGAGTTCAGCCCCCACTCAAGCGCCTTCACCTGGTTGATCGTGACGGTGTATTGCATGTCAGGCCTTCCTGGCCAGATGAGAAAGCGCATAGTTACGCGACACGTTTTGCAAATTATGAAAACGTGTCGCGACATGGTTCGAGGTATTGCTTGAATTGGGTTGCCTCTGCATAATCGGCCTCACCGAGTGGTAATGAATCAGCCGGGGCGCAATCCCGGCTTTTTTTGTGCCCGGGATTCAGGCGATTTTCAGTTTCGGTCGGTGTTTGTCGAGGAGCTCCTCGGCCTTCCGGCCTAACTCCCCTGCCCGCGCTTCAACCTGACGGCATTGCTTGGCGAACGCCGGCAGCTGCGGCAAATCCGCCTCGCACATCACCTGATCGTCAAAGACATCACTACCGGTATCGATCACGTCGCCTAGGGCGCGGATCAGCGCACCAAAGCTTTTGTTCGCGCATTGGTCGCTAGTCATCTGTCGGGCGCCGATCAGTCCGTGGCGGCCGGCCAATTCGTTGATGCAGTGATCGCGGAATTCAGACTCCAGCGCATTCACCCACGACTCTTCAAGCCAGGACGGCATGTCCTGATCGCCGGATAACCAACGCTGAACTCGCTTCAGCCAGCGGCCAGCAGCCTTCACGAACTCACCAACATCGTTCTGCTCGGTCAATGCACCGAAGTCCGGCACCTCTTTGGCTGCAGCTTTCTCTGGGCACGCCGAATGCAGCTCGCGGCTTAGCGCCTGGGCGAAATCATCTTGACTCAGGCTGGTACGGGCGATCTGGTTTGCCGCGTGCGCAACAAGCACCTGATCACGGGTTTGCGCGCTGTGTCTTGGACTGGACGTTTCCATGAGGACTGCTCTCTTTTAATCTGGCTTCAATGGATCGGTGGGCAGGGATGTCACTTAGGCGGCCTGGTCTTTCTTCACAGCCTTGAATTTGCCCTTGGAAAGAACCTGAATCTGGTACTGCCTAGATTCAGGAATCGTTTTCCCCCACATGGTCACTGCGCTTGGGCGAATACCCAGAGCCAGTGCCAGCTTTGTCTTACTGCCGAAGAATTCGGCGACTTCATGCGTATTCATTGCGCATCCTCATTCGAGCTTCACCAGATTTCAGCATGCTTAAGTTATTGCGTCAACGACGATTTAAACCTACTGCATGCTTAAATTCAGTTAACTTAATATTGGGTCCATGGAAAGACATGAACGTATTGCCCGAGCCATCGCGCTCAGTGGGAAAAAGAAGGGCGAAATTGCTTCGCTTTGCGGCGTTGCAAACTCTGCCGTAACCCAATGGATTACCGGCGAGAGCAAAAGCCTCAGGCCGGAGAACCTATATGCGCTTGCAAAGGCAACCGGGTTTCGTGCTGAGTGGCTGGCTATCGGCGAGGGTGCCGAGAAAGAGAAAGCTGATTCAAACGTAGGAGAAGCCCGCCAGCCTATTGAGTCCTACCGCTACCCGGTGATCAGCTGGGTAGCCGCCGGCGCCTGGGCTGAGGCCGTGGAGCCCTACCCGGCCGGCTTCTCGGATCGCTATGAGTTTTCCGAGTACGACTCAAAAGGTGCGGCGTTTTGGCTAGAGGTCAAAGGCGACTCGATGACTTCGCCGGTTGGGCAAAGCATTACCGAAGGGACTCTGATTCTGGTCGACACGGAAGCAGAGGTTGCACCCGGGAAGCTAGTGATCGCCAAGCTGCCGGATAGCAACGAAGCGACCTTCAAGAAGCTGGTCAATGACGGCGGCAAGCTATTCCTGAAGCCGCTGAACCCGTCATGGCGAATTGAGCCTTTCACCGAAGACTGCCGGATCGTTGGGGTTGTGGTTCGGGCGCTTCAGAAGTTTTAAATAGACGGCTAGATGAGCCGACTCATGGGGGGGCATTAACTATTCTCCGGAGAACCATTAGAGGTACGGCGGATCACCCTGCGCACGGGAATCCCAGCCGATCTGGAACGAGGGTTGATGGCATGGCGCACTCACTTCAATACCAGATAACCGAATCCGTTCGTGTCGTTGAGATCGAGGTGGGGAAACTGCTCGATTTGGCAACAATGCTGAAGGACACTGGAAATGATGTCTTGGCGGCGGCTGTCTCGAACCAGGCGAATAAGCTGCTTGAGGCTGCTGTAGCGCAGAGAATCGCGATGGCAGGCTGACTGCTCACACTGTGATGTGAAGGCGGGAAGGCGGGAAGGCGGGAAGGCGGGAAGGATTGTGCAGGGTAAAGTGGAATAGTCTCGGTCCTTAAGCACCTGCTTTAAACTGACAGTGTTTCCGCCCTCACTCCAAGTGATTCATAGCAAACTTAGGGGCGGCATCTCGCCGGCCCAACAGATTCAGCTCTTACTACATGGAGGTGACATTGATCCCGTTATGGAATCATCAGGGAATCATCCCGCCCATAGATGAAAACGATCCGACCTCGCCAACTCGCTCGCCATACCCGACGGATGTGAGACAAGTCGTAGATCGTTATTCGACTACAATTGAAAGGTGTGAAGTCCTTGAGGGCTTTCTGGCTCATCGAGCTGAAATCCATCGAATGGGGATCACCGCAGGGTTCCAGTGGCTGGATGGAAGCTTCATGGAAGACGTAGAGATGTTGCTAAGTCGCCCACCAAACGACATGGACGTTGTCATGTTTGCCGATGTACCACCTGCCGTAGAGCAGTCTCTTCAGCCGCTAGATGTGCAGATTCTCGTCGATAATCCATGGATTAAGGCTAACTACAAGGTTGATTTTTACGCATTCACCTTGTCGGAACCACCGGAAACACTCATTGAGCTTGCAGCATACTGGTACAGTATGTGGTCACATAGAAGGTCCTTACAGTGGAAAGGCTTTCTAAGCGTAAGACTCGAACCAGGGTTTGACCAAGACGCATCAGACCTTTTGAGGATTCGCAAGCAGGAGCTCCAGAATGAACAGAACTGAATTCACTCATGCTCAGGCAGAAATCGGCTTTCTGGATCGTATTGCGCAGAAACCCGGCTTAAGCACTCTCGCACGGCTTTCGATCAAGTCTAGGAAAGATCAGGTGAATGCAGGTCTGAGAGATCCGGGTCGAGGAGCCTTCTCTCCGGCGAAAGCCATCGTCACCTACCGTGGCGCACCTGTTCGCGGGGTCCATGGAATCGTCGCTGAATTCGGCTCAGCCGCTACGGCTAAGTTCTCGGATGCGGTTGCCGCGATTGCCGCGTCGCTTAGCGGTACTCTCAACGATTTTGGTCCGATTCCAAACAAAGCTCAGAATCAGATTCTAATTACAGGCACAGCCTTGGGTTCGTTCGGATTTGAGTTTGAAGAAGCACCAGCCGTCGAGGCACAGCTTCCTTTGGAAGGTACGACTCCGGTATCGCAGGCTTTTGAGTTGGTGGCGGAACTTCTCGAGGCTTCTACCAAAAGTGACGAGGAGCTATCGGAGCCTGCGTCCAGACTGGGAGCTCGTGCTATAGCAATGGTTTCCGAATATCTGGATAAACTGATTGCATACGAGGCATTTTGCTCAGTATCTACACGGGATCACGTTTTCTCATTTTCAAGCGTCGATCAGGTTCGAATCAGCAGGTCTCGCCTAAGCACTGAGAATATTATCGAGGAGCCAGTCGATTTTTCCGGCGAGTTCCTTGGGGTGTTCCCAGCTGAGCGGCGATTCGAATTTAAGACTCAGGACGGAGAGGTGCTCCATGGACGGATTTCTGCGGACGTGGAAAGCCCGGAACAAATAAACTCTCGACTCAATGAGCTCTTCACAATACATGTGATCGCTAGAACTGTCGGTAAAGGGCGTCCTCGCTACACATTGACCAAGCGACCTTGGTAGTCCAGGCCCGGCCCAGCGCCGGGCTTTTGTATCTGCCTGTAATCCCTTCGTCACACCTACCAAGCACAATGCAGTCAGCCAAAGGGATTTGGCCCCGCCTACAGAGAGCCCGCCCCGTGCGGGCTTTTTTGTTTCTGTTCAGCGCCGCCCATGCACTCTGCGGTGCTCGCAAGCAATGCCCCTGCTTTCTGGACCAGCTTGCGCCACTCGTCGCTATTGATGAGTCCCGAGCGCTCCATGTGGTCCGCCGCCCGCAGCAACTTGTCGTAACGAGCTTCGTCGCTTATGAGGTTTACAGGCATACAGAACAGCTTTTGCCAGTTGGCTA